TGCTAAAATTTTTCCCAAAATTGTGGATAACTTCCCGTAAGCAAGAAAAGGAATCAAAGAAATGGCTGAACTGTTAGGCATCGAATACCTGAGAAAGAAACTGAATAAGGTACGCAAGCGTGTACTTACAAGGTATGCGTATTATGACATGAAAAAGGCTGTGGAAGGGTATCAGCTTGTCATTCCGAATAAGTTTAAATACCTTGCGACCATATTAGGCTGGTGTGGAACAGCAACGGACTCGATGGCTGACAGGTTGGTTTTTCATGGGTTCAGGAATGATAGTTTTGACCTGAATGAGATATTCTCCATGAATAACCCTGATATTATGTCAGATTCCGCAATCCTTGCAGCTTGCATCGGATCATGCAGCTTTATTTATATCTCCCCCGATTCCAACGGATATCCGAGGCTGCAGGTGATTGACGGATCTAATGCCACAGGAGTTTTAGATCCTATTACGAATCTGCTTACGGAAGGTTATGCAGTGCTTGAGAGGGACCCGAACAGCCAGAAGCCGACACTCGAAGCGTATTTCCTTCCTGGCACGACAACTTTTTACCGTGATAAGGAAGTTGTTAGGATTATGGAGCGGCCTAATGTACCTTATCCTCTGCTTGTGCCTATCATCTATCGTCCTGATGCGACAAGGCCTTTCGGTCATAGTAGGATATCCAGGGCGTGCATGGCAATTCAGCAGGAAGCAATGAGAACTCTTCAGCGTTCGGAAGTAAGTGCGGAGTTTTATTCATTCCCACAGAGGTATGTAATAGGGCTCTCACCCGACGTTGAATTAGATACATATAAAGCAACAATATCGTCTTATCTGTCGTTTACGGAATCTGATGATGGAGTCAAACCTTCACTTGGACAGTTTGCTCAGATGTCAATGCAGCCGTTCACGGATCAGATAAGAATGCTTGCAAGTTTATTTGCGGGCGAGACTGGATTAACATTGGATGACCTCGGCTTTGTAGCCGATAACCCATCAAGCGTGGAAGCTATCAAGGCATCACATGAGAGATTGAGGCTGACCGCACGGAAAGCTCAAAGAACGTTTGGAAGCGGATTCCTTAATGCCGGATATCTTGCCGCTTGTCTGAGGGATGATTTCAATTATGAACGGCTCGCCCTCTATCAAGAGAAGCCTGTTTGGGGTCCTTTGTTTGAGCCTGATATTTCAGCACTCGGAATGATAGGCGATGCGATACTCAAACTTAATCAGTCCGTACCGGGCATGATAGACAATAACGTTATTTACGACCTCACAGGAATAGAGAATGAGTGATATAGTTCCCGAACTTGAAGCAATTTTATCCGAAACCTTTGCAAATCTGTGCATGACGGACAGCAAGCTGAAAAGACTGCAGAGGACTATGACCGCAGAAGGTGCATCACTTTATGCGGCACGGCTCGGAGAACTTGCTGGGAAAGCCATACAGTCTACTTTGACGGAAGATGTACTTCCTGACGGAAGGCTATATTACAACATAGTTGAACGGCTTGTGATGCCCATGATGGAGCGGAACTTCGGGACTATAACCGAGCAGTCAGCAATTGTTCAACAGGTTCTTGATGAAGCAGACGGAATCGGAATCAAGCCGATTGCTCCGAAATTCAATGCCGAAAGGTTTGAAAACATCATTGGAGCGGCATCCTCAGACCAGTTGACATACGCAGAGGGGATTAAATTCCTCGGAGAACCCATAGTAAACGCTTCACAGTGCATTTATGACGATTTTATTGATGAAAATGCAAGATTTCGTCAAAATGCGGGTTTAAAATGTACGATTATCCGCATTCCTGAGTCGGGATGTTGTGAGTGGTGCCGTGATATGTCGGGTTCATTTGAATACGGAACTGAACCGAAAGACATTTACCGCAGACACGACCGCTGCCGTTGCACAGTTACTTTTAAGAGCGAAAAGTACAGTCAGAATGTATGGACTCGCAGAACTTGGACAGGTGAGGATAAGATTGCAGAACGAGAGACAGTTGGTCGGGAACTTGTCGGAAGGCTTACAAGTGCTGAACGCAGGGCAAGACGTATAGAACTAAACGAAAGGGTACGGAGTGGACAGGGAAGATAACCAAAACCCAACAAAAGAACTGACACTTGAATATAAGAACTCATACGGCGAAGAAGCCTGCGGTCTTTATGCGGAAACTGGTCGAGAAGTTCAAGAGTGGCAGAAACGGCTTGTTGATAAGATATTAGCTGTCAATGATGAGGGGCTATGGGTCCACACAAAATTTGGTTATTCCGTGCCAAGACGAAATGGCAAAAACGAAGTAATTGCTATTCGTGAAATATATGGCCTTGAACACGCTGAACACATCCTGCATACGGCACACAGAACTTCCACATCTTCTGCAGCATTTAACAGGCTTATAAAGCTGATGAAACTCGCAGGATATACCGAGAGATTAAGACGGAGCAAAGAACCACTCGGAGAAATGGAGTTCCTGGTCAACCGTACACATGGGTTTGAATCAATTGAACTCTACAACGAAGGACACATATCCTTCAGGACAAGGACAGACTCTGGCGGACTCGGTGAAGGCTTCGACCTTCTGATCATAGACGAGGCCCAAGAGTATACAGACTCACAGGCTACGGCTTTGAAATATACGGTATCTGACTCGAAGAATCCGCAGACAATATTCTGCGGAACTCCACCGACAGCAGTTTCAGGTGGAACAGTCTTTGTTAAGATGCGAGACAAGACCCTTGCCGGTGAAAGTGAAAACACGGGTTGGGCTGAATGGTCAGTTGTTGAAATGACTGATGTGCATGACCGTGAGGCATGGTACCGAATGAATCCGAGCTTTGGGACCATCATAAGCGAGAGGTCAATTGCTGATGAAGTCGGAGACGATGACCTTGATTTTAACATCCAGCGACTCGGCTATTGGATCAGGTACAATCTCAAGTCAGTAATAAGTGAGAAACAATGGAAAGAGCTCACGCTGGATAAGCCGCCTGAAGCCGTTGGCAAGATTCATGTCGGAATAAAATACGGCAAGGACGGCCACAACGTATCAATGAGCATTGCCGTCAAGTGCAAAGATGGCAGAGATTTTGTATCAGGCATCGGATGTCAGAACTTCCGAAACGGATCCGATTGGATAATCAATTGGCTTGCAAAAGCAGATCCGGCAAGAGTGGTCGTTGACGGAATGAATGGTCAGCAACTACTCGCCAAAGCCATGGCAGAAGCAAGGTTGAAAAAACCTATCCTTCCGACCGTTAAGGAAATCATAACAGCAAATGCGATGTTTGAGCAGATGCTCATTAACAAAGAAATTTGTCACAGAGACCAGCCAGCACTTACTCAGTCAGTGAGCAACTGTGATCACAGAGCCATTGGTTCAAACGGCGGATTTGGTTATAAATCCATCAAAGATTCTGTTGATGTATCACTCATGGAGTCAATGATCCTTGCTCTTTGGTCTTTGGAGACGCAAAAAGCCGTAAGGCAACAGGTTAATTATTAAGGCATCCGAAAGGGTGCTTTTTTAATATAAAAATTTACGCAACTGTGCGGAAAAACAGGGAGGACACAAAATGGACGAAAACAATTTTGAACCAATCACAACTCAGGAGGACTTTACAGCACGAATTGAACCTATTATCAAGGATCGAGTGGCAAGAGCACAGGAGACCGCATCGAAGAAGTATGCGGATTATGAGTCTCTGAAAGCAAAAGTCACAGAACTCACCAAGGTGAATGAGGAACTTGCAGAGCAGGTGAAATCTGTAGCTGAGAAGGACACCGAAATTGAAGCACTCAAACTTCAGAATGCAAAATACGAGACGGACTCGGCAAAAACCCGAATTGCATTAGAGAAGAAAATCCCCACGGAATACTGGAAGTATATTACAGGTTCCAACGAAGAAGAGATTACTGCTTCGGCTGACGGAGTGCTTAAGGATTGGGGAACAAAACAGAACGCAGACATCCCGCTTGCATCGGCAGAAACTAAATCTGCAGATGACAAGAAGGAACTTATGAGAGAGACCCTTAGAGGTCTTAATTTAGGAGGTTAATTATTATGGCAGACGCAAACACTGTAAAAGCAGGTAGCCTTTTCAATCCTGAACTCGTTAAAGAAATGTTTTCCAAGGTTGGTGGACATTCATCTGTTGCCAAGCTTGCAAATCAGGTTCCCGTTGCATTTTCCGGCAACGAGTACATGACCTTCTCACTCGACAACGAGATTTCCATCGTTGGTGAGTCTGGTGCAAAGCCTGCAGGCGGCGCAACTATTAGTCCTGTTACCGTAAAGCCCCTCAAGGTTGTTTATCAGGCAAGAATTACCGATGAGTTCATTAAGTGCTCTGAGGAGAAGCAGCTTTCTTACCTTGAGACTTTCGCAGAGGGATTTGCAAAGAAGATTGCTCGTGGCCTTGATATCATGGTATTCCACGGACTTAATCCTGCAACTTCTTCCGCATCAGCAGCAATCGGAACCAACAGCTTCGATACCTGCACTGCAGTATCAACCGTAGCATTCTCCACTGCTGACTATGAAGCACTGATCACCGGCGGCGTAAATGCACTTGCATCTCAGTATGACTGCAATGGTATTGCAATCAGCAAGTCTTATGCTGCAGATCTCGCTGGAATCACCCTCAATGGCGGACAGAGACCTTACGAAGCATTCATGTGGGGCGGAAATCCCGGTGCAATCAGAGGAATCGCTTGTGATGTCAACGACACTGTTGCCGTCAGTGCAAGCACCGCAGTATCTAATTACTGCTACCTCGGTGACTTCCAGAACGCATTCAAGTGGGGCTATGCAGAGCAGATTCCTCTTGAGGTTATCCAGTATGGTAATCCTGATGGTGGAGCCCTTGATCTTAAGCAGGCTAACGAGGTTCTTCTCCGCACCGAAGCATATGTCGGATGGGGAATCCTTGACGGCTCCGCATTCAGCCGCATAGTTAAGGCTTGATGGCAATATTCACAAATACCCTCTCCGGGATAACGACCGAACTTCCCGATGATTTCAGCGGTACGAACTGGGTAAAGGTGGCGGCATCCAAACCCAAGAATACGACCGCTGAAACCGAAGAGGTTGAGACCCCGAAAAAGAGGGCGAAGAAGAAAGAGGATTGAACATGGGTGCAGTATACGCTACCACACAGGAATTAGCAGCATATTGGAGACCGCTTACTACGGAAGAGATCAGCAGAGCAGATGTTTTGCTTGAAAAGGTTTCTGCAGAAATGCGAATCATGGCAAGTAGTATAGGGCATGACCTTGATGCCGAGATCAGCGAGAATGATGACCTTGCTGCTATGGCAAATACAGTATGTATGGACACGGTAGCACGCATCCTTAATCAGTCTACTACTGATGAAGCAATGAGCCAGTATTCGCAGTCTGCTATGGGATATACCGTATCAGGGACTTATTTGGTTCCCGGCGGCGGTTCTCTCGTACTGAAGAGAGACTTTAAGCGGCTTGGACTGTCTCGCCCACAGCTTCAGATACTGGAGGTGTTCGATGTCAAAACTGAAGGGCATTAAGGTTGTATTACACCTCAAAACACAGGACGGAGTGGATGGCTTCAATCGCCCGATATACATTGACACCACAAAAGAAGTGGACAATGTGCTTATTGGTGAACCGAGTACGGATGACATCACGAACGAATTAAACCTTACTGGAAAGAAATTAGCGTACACTCTTGGGATTCCTAAGGGTGACACTAATGTATGGACCGATACAGTGGTTGAGTTCTTCGGCGAGAAATTCAGGACCTTCGGAGAGCCTACACAGGGCATTGAAGCAATGATCCCTCTTGAATGGAACAAAAAGGTCAAGGTTGAACGCTATGGCTAAAGTTAAAGTTGTACTGAATCGGTCAGAGATACGGAAGCAGATACTCAATGGAGATTCCACAATGCAATACCTCACGGAACTTGCAGAGGGTATTCAGGGCAGATGCGGAGACGGCTACGAAGTGTCCTCCCAGAAGGGAAAAACACGTTGTAATGCCAGGATATCAACCGAGAATTACAGAGCTATGCGTGATAACTACAAGAACAACACATTGTTAAAGGCGATGAAATGATAGAAAAAACTGTACTTGATTGCTTAACGGCAAACGATATAACAGCATACATGGAAGTGCCGGAAACGTTCCCTACGGGGGATTTTTGCGTTGTTGAAAAGACCGGGAGTTCCTATAACAACAAAATATTTTCTGCCACTATCGCAATTCAAAGTTATTCTGATTCTCTTTACGGAGCTTCACAGTTAAATGAAGTGGTTAAAGGAATCATGCTGGATAACCTTCTTGAAGAAGATGAAATCGGTAGTGTTGACCTGAACAGTGATTATAACTACACCGATTCGGAAACGAAGAGATATCGCTATCAGGCCGTATACGACATCACTCATTATTGAGGAAGGAGTTAAAAAATGGCAAATACCGCAACAAATGTCAGTGTCGGAAAACCTGCCGTTGCGGGTTCGATATATGTCGCACCCCTTGGGACCACACTTCCGACCGACACCTCAACCGCACTTGATGCTGCCTTCAAGTCACTCGGTTTCGTGTCTGAAGATGGAGTTACCAACTCCAACAGCATGGAAACCGATGATATTAAGGAGTGGGGCGGAGCAACTGTTCTTCCGCTTCAGACCAGCAAGGACGATACATTCCAGTTCACTCTTATCGAGGCTCTGAATGTGGATGTCCTTAAGACTGTTTACGGAGCTTCAAACGTAACTGGCACACTTGCAACTGGACTTACAGTCAAAGCCAACGCTGATGATCCTGTTCAGTATTCATGGGTTATCGAGATGGTGCTTCGTGGCGGAGTAGCAAAGAGAATTGTTATTCCTGCAGCATCTATCACCGAGCTCGGAGACATTGCATACACCACAAGTGATGCAATTGGTTATGAAATCACACTTACTGCAACACCTGACAGTGCAGGAAATACTCATTATGAGTATCTCAAGTCAGCTTAAATGTTAAAAAGGGGAAAATCGCATGAAAGAAATTACATTAGATAGCGGATTCGTCTGTCAGATAGACGAAGCGGCATTGGATGATCAGGAACTGCTCGATGATCTTATTGGGCTGGATCAGAACCCTGCACGGTATTCTTCCGTGCTGGTAAGACTTTTCGGAGAAGAGCAGAAGAAGGCTTTATATGAGCATCTTCGCAATAAAGAAACGGGCAGAGTTCCCGCTACACTTGTTGCAAAGACGGTCGGAGAGGTCTTTTCTAAACTCAATGGAAAAGCAAAAAACTGATAATCCTCGCCGGGCTTATCCGTTATGATGAAGATTCTTTAATCTGCGATTTTGCCGAAACCTACGGAATTTATGACTATCGGTCGCTGTCACCAACCATGGCGGCGACCCTTGCCGTAGGGTTAAGAAACGATTCACGGATAAAAATGAAGATTCAGGAGCGGTCTTATTCGTCTGAAATCCTTTTATTGGCTTCAGCGATAGACCGTTTATCTATTTTAATATGGCAGAACACCAAAGACGGGCAGAAGGGCATTAACAAGCCTGAAATGCTCGTTGAAAAGCTGACGAAGAAAGATAAACCGAAAGAAATCGTGTCTTTCAAGTCAGGCGAGGATTTCTTGAAAGAATGGGAGCGCATAAATGGCAACTGAAATTGCAAAAGCATATGTGCAGATAATTCCATCAGCAGAAGGCATACAAGGTGGCATCGCAAGTGCTCTCGGGGATGCTGGCATTGATTCGGCTGCAACGGGTGCCGGTACTCGAATTGCATCTTTGATAAAGGGAGCAATTGGAGCTGCAGCCATTGGCACAGTTATCAAAGAGGCCCTGAATGAAGGTGCGGCATTTGAACAGAACATCGGCGGCATTGAAACTTTGTATAAAGATTCTGCCGACCTGATGAAAGAATACGCAGCACAGGCATTTGAGACCGCAGGACTTTCTGCTAATGCCTACATGGAAACCGCTACGAGCTTTGCCGCAGGCCTTGTTAATTCACTTGGCGGAGATACTCAGGCGGCTGCAGAAGCGGCAAACACAGCTATCATTGATATGGCTGATAATGCTAATAAGATGGGCTCTTCGATGGAATCCATTCAGAACGCATATCAGGGATTCGCAAAGCAGAATTATACCATGCTCGATAATCTGAAATTGGGCTATGGCGGAACTAAAACCGAAATGGAACGTCTGCTTGCAGATGCTCAGGCCATCACTGGTGTTGAATATGATATTGAGAACCTGGCGGACGTATACGAAGCAATTCATGTTATCCAGGGCGAATTAGGCATCACAGGAACTACTGCAGAAGAGGCAACAGCGACTTTTTCAGGATCACTTGCATCCATGAAGGCTTCACTCTCAAACTTCTTGGCGGCTATGGCTACTGGCGGTGATGTTACAAGTGCACTGTCTACGCTGGTCAATACGGCTACCACGTTTTTGATGAATAACGCTCTTCCCATGATCATGAACGTGGCACAGGGAGTAGTTGCAGCACTTCCTGAGCTTGTGAATCAGGTGATTGCATTCCTGACGGATCCGACAGCAATAAACATGATCATTGAAGCGGGTTTTACCTTACTGACAAGCCTGATTGGAAACCTTCCGGGGATAATCACAACTATTATTCAGGCACTTCCAGATATTATCGTGAATGTGGTCGATGCGTTAATCAGCAATATTCCTATGTTAGTGGATGCAGGCTTTCAACTGTTCGTGGCACTTATAGCAAATCTTCCGCAGATAATCGTTGCTGTTGTAGCGGCTATTCCGCAGATAATCAACGGCATTATCACTTCACTTAAGAATGCGATGCCGAAGATTGCTGAAGCGGGTTTTAATCTTATTGTTTCACTGGTTGATAAACTCAGCGAGATTGATGCAAAGATTAAAGAAGCCATCAAACAGTTAATAGACAACCTTCTGGGCAAGATAGCCGATACCAAGGATGCAATGGTTGATGCAGGAAAGAATCTCTTGTTTGGAATAGGCGAAGGTATTACGAATGCCATATCTTCTGTTGTGGCAAAAGCAAAAGATGCGGCTGCTTCCATTGTTGACGGAATTAAATCGTACCTGCAGATTGGATCACCTTCAAGGCTCCTTGCTAATGAAGTAGGCCAGTGGATTCCTGCTGGAATTGCTGAAGGCATAACCGACAATTCGGATTTGGTTACAGATGCAATGAACGATGTCACGATGTCAGGAATCGGATCGAGCATTGAACCGATGATGAGTAATGTTGGTCAACTTGCCGGAGCAGGAAATATCACAATCCCTGTTTACATCGGGCAAGAGAAAATTGACACAATCATAATCACTGCACAGCAGAGACAAGCATTAATTAGTGGAGGAAGATAATGGCGCAGAAAGTCAAATTAAAGTTTGGTACGGATTATTTTCCTCTTACAAAAGGGACTTACGAGCTGACTTTACAAAACAAAGAGTCAGTAAATGAGACAGAAGCTGGAACCCTTGTCCGTGATATCAGGCGGTTAGGAGTTCCGCATCTGTCAATTTCTTCAACCATTAATTCAACATGGTATCAGAAGATCCAGCAATATTATGTCACGGGTCAGAGCGTGACAATCGCTTATTATTCTCCTGCGACATTAGCAGAAGCGACCTTTGACGGATTCATTCAGAATTTGAGATATTCGCTTATCAGAGATAACGGAACAGAAACTTATTGGGATGTATCATTTGAGGTCACAGCATACTAATGTATTCAGCATCAGCAGATTTTCTCACAGCAATAAAATCGAATACAAGGGATATCACATGGAACGGTACCATCACAACAACTGGTGGTGCCGTTTATACGTTTGATGATGAGAATATTATCAACAGCGGTTCGATTACCAGGATGATATCGCAGCAGAGCCTAAGGGTAGGAACAGTTTATGCTGCTTCGCTGTCGATAGAACTGATTCTCCCCGGGGTTTCAAGATACGAACTGTATAACGGAACCATCGAGCTGGAATGTTCTATTGACGGAGCATTGGATGTCATTCCGATGGGCAGCTATACCATCGGAGAAGCTCTTCAGGCATCGGACCATATAACGCTCAAGGCCTATGACAATATGCTGTTGTTTGACAGCGTAGGGTTCGTTCCTGCCTCGCACGTTGACATACAGACTCCGTACAATTGGCTTTTAGAGGCTTGTACGGCTTGTGGAGTGGCGTTAGGTAGCACAAGCGCAGAAATATCCGTGTTGCCAAATGGCGGTCGTAAAACAGGGTTTGCGGACGTTGTAAGCGATGTTAAGAAGTGGAGAGATGTACTTGGGTATCTGACAGCGTACATCGGCGGATTTGCGTTTATTGGTCGTGACGGAAAGTTGTACGTCAAGCAGTACAAAGCGGCGAGTGATGATACCGTTTCTTCATCGTTCCGTTACTCATCGGATTTGTCAGATTATCGGACAACTTATGACGGACTCTATGCCGTGTACAAGGAAGGCGGAGTTCAGGAATACGTCAGCAACACAAATGTAGGCGGATTAGTTCTCGATTTGGGAACAAATCCGTTTTTGCAATTTACGG